CAGGACTCTTACAAGCGTGCCGTTACAGCTACTATCTTGGAAAACCAAGAAAGAGCTATGAAAGAAGACGCTGCTTTCTTAAATGAAGCTGCTCCTGCTAATGCTACAGGTTCATCTGTACAAAATTGGGATCCAATCCTAATTTCTTTAGTTAGAAGAGCTATGCCTAATTTGATTGCTTACGATATTGCTGGTGTTCAACCTATGACAGGTCCAACTGGTCTTATCTTCGCAATGAGAAGCAGATTTACTTCACAATCTGGTACTGAAGCATTATTTGACGAAGCTGATACAGATTTCTCTAGTAGAAATGCTGCTGGTGACTCAACTAGTGACTCTGGTGCTGCTCAAACTGGTACTAACCCAGCTCTATTAAATGACGATCCTTCGACTGCTTACACAAGAGGTCAAGGTATGGCTACAGCAACTGCTGAAGCACTTGGTGATTCATCTAACAACGCTTTTGCACAAATGGCATTCTCAATTGAGAAATCAACTGTGACTGCTAAGTCAAGAGCTCTAAAAGCTGAATACACTATGGAGTTGGCTCAAGACCTTAAAGCAATTCACGGTTTAGACGCTGAGACTGAATTGGCTAACATCCTATCTGCTGAAATCTTAGCTGAGATCAACAGAGAAGTTGTAAGAACAATTTACATCAACGCTGAAATCGGTGCTTCTGATAACTCATCTACACACATTGGTGCTGTAAGTGCTATCAACACAACATCTGCTGGTATCTTTGATTTAGATACAGACTCAAACGGTAGATGGTCAGTTGAGAGATTTAAAGGCCTAATGTTCCAAGTTGAGAGAGAAGCAAACGTGATCGCTCAAAGAACGAGAAGAGGTAAAGGAAACCTTATCATCTGTTCAGCAGACGTAGCTTCTGCTTTACAAATGGCTGGTGTCCTAGACTACGCTCCTGCTCTTAACAACAACCTAAACGTTGACGACACAGGTAATACTTTTGCTGGTGTTCTTAACGGTAGATACAAAGTGTACATTGATCCATATGCTGCTAACAATACTGCTAAGCAATATTTTGTGGTAGGATACAAAGGAACTTCACCATACGATGCTGGTATGTTCTACTGCCCATATGTACCTCTACAAATGGTAAGAGCTGTTGGTGAGAACTCATTCCAACCGAAAATCGGTTTCAAAACTAGATACGGTATCGCTGCTAACCCATTCCACACAGGAACAGTTGGCGCAGGTTCAAATGGAGCAATCTCTATCTCGGCTAACTCAAACAAATATTACAGAAGAGTTAAAGTCACAAACTTAATGTAATCCTTGTTGATACAAAAATTAAGAAAGGGCGCTTCGGCGCCCTTTTTTTTACTTCCCTAAATAACAGTATGAAATCACCATACAAAGAATTACTAGGAATATTAATATCAGGTCTAATACTATCTGGTATTATAATATCACTAGCANGGTATTTNAAACCTAATCCATTAGAAAATGTTGAGAAAAGAATGGATAAAGTTTCTAAGAAACTAAAATTTCTTACAGAAAACGAGAAGAAACTTAAACGAGCCTCTGAAGATAAAGAATGGAATGATCTAGACAAAGAAGATAAATAGTAATATGAGTATAAGAAGACAACCAGACAGTATCGATTATGCATCACCAACGCAGTTTGTATTAAAGATCAATCAACTACCAGAAGTACAATTCTTTATTACTAACTGTAATTTACCAGGTATNAATCTTGGTGAGGCAGTTATTCCTACACCTCTAAAACAAATTCCTGTTATGGGTGATGAGTTAACATTTGAAAACTTATCTATTGGATTTCTTGTAAATGAAGAGTTTACAAACTATATTGAAATACAAAAATGGTTAAATGCAATTGGTTTCCCACAAGCAAGAAGTCAGTTTACTAGTTTTAGAGCAAATCAATCAGTGACACCACAAGAAAAATTAGGTGTACAAAATGACTCAGTGCCAGGTAAATCTACAAAGGCAAACGCAATGTTTTCAGATGCAACCCTGACANTACTTACAAACAAGAACAATCCTGTCGCAGAGGTTAAGTTTGAAGACTTATATCCTGTATCATTATCATCATTAGAATTTTCACAGGAACAAACAGATGTACAATATTTAAAAGCATCAGCAGACTTTTCATATAAATACTATACGATACAAAAACTATAATCTTACATACAACGGAGCGACAATGATACCATATACAGATGATGAATGGAAATGGGTCTCGGGTAAATAAAACCCTTGACATTAAACACTTTTTAGTGTACAAATTATATTATGACATTAGACGAATTAAAAAAAATCGTAGCAAAAGAATTACCCGTAAATAAAGAGCGTCTTGATACAGAGAGTTTACGAGGACAAGAACTATACGCAAAATTCCTAGATTACAAAACCAACTTTGCTTTCTTACTTGCAAAGGCAAACGGTGATTACAAAAGACTATACAGAGAAAAATGGGAATACTATGGTGGAAAAGCAGATGCCAAAGTATATGCAACAAAACCATTTGACTTAAAAGTGCTCAAAACAGATTTATCAGTTTACATAGAATCAGATCAAGAAATCATAGATGCAGAAAACAAAATAGTTTACTTAGAAGAAACTGTTAAGTATATCGATGGTGTTTTAAAGGCAATTAATTCTAGAGGCTGGGATATTAAAAACTGTTTGGAGGCACAAAAGTTTGAAGCTGGATTAATGGGCTGATGACTACTTGGATTAAAAAAATAGATGATGTTCATCTATATGTTCATTCAGAACCATCGGTGTTAAAAGAGTTATCAACTTATTTTACCTTTGAAGTGCCTGGTGCAAAGTTTATGCCAACTGTCCGAAATAGAATGTGGGACGGCAAAATCAGATTATTCTCATTACGAAACAATACAATTTATGTAGGATTACTTCCATACATCGAAGAGTTTTTAAATAACAATCAAGTCGAATATACTCTTGACGATAATGTAAAAACTGATACTAAAGTCACAGAGGAAAATGTTGTTGGATTTATTAACTCATTAAAAATTCCATTTGAATATAGAGACTATCAACTAAAATGTATTATGGATGCATTGGCAAAACAGCGTGGATTATTTGTATCGCCAACTGCGTCTGGTAAGTCATATATGATTTATGTACTTTGTAGATTTTATAGACTTATGGATAAAAGAATTTTAATTATTGTTCCAACAACTTCACTAGTAGAACAAATGGCTTCTGACTTTGTTGACTATGGTTGGAGTGCAAAACAAATACATAAAATCTATTCAGGTCATGATAGAGAAACACACAAACCTGTTGTTATATCTACATGGCAATCTTTATATAAACTTCCAAAGAAATTTTTCAAAGACTATGGTGTAGTGTTTGGGGATGAAGCACATTTGTTTAAAGCAAAATCATTAACAAACATTATGGAAAAACTTACAGATTGTCCATACCGTTTTGGATTTACAGGAACACTTGACGGAACACAAACACATAGATTAGTATTAGAGGGATTATTTGGTAAAGCAGAAAAAGTAATTACAACAAAAGAGCTCATGGATAAAAATACACTTGCNAAACTAAATGTTGTTTGTTTACTTTTAAAACACAAAGAAGAAGAATCTAAATCTATCAAAGACGGTAATTATGCAGATGAAATACAATATTTAATTTCACATAATAGAAGAAATAAATTTATATTTAATCTATGCGACACTTTAAAAGGTAATACATTATTACTATATCAAATGGTTGAGAAACATGGTATGGTATTATATCAACTATGTCAAAAACTAGATAGAGATTTACATTTTGTATATGGTGGTGTTGACGCANAGGAAAGAGAAGAAGTAAGAAGACTAACAGAGAAGTCAGATAAGAGTTTAATCATAGCTTCTTATGGAACATTTTCTACTGGTATTAATATTAAGAATATTAACAATGTTATATTTGCATCACCAAGTAAATCAAGAATTAGAGTATTACAATCTATTGGTAGAGGATTAAGAAAAAGTGAAACTAAAAACGATGTGACTTTGTACGATATATCAGATGATCTATCATATAAAAATAAAAAAAACTTTACACTAAGACACTTTGAAGAAAGAATAAATATTTACAACGAAGAAGAGTTTGATTATAGAATAGATAAGGTCAATCTATGATAAATCATTTACACCCACTTAGCGTGTCTTATTCTTCCATTAAAAAGGGTATTATATGTATTATATAAAACTAACTAATGGTGACGACATTGTTGCCGATATTTCCAAAAACACTAAGGGCGATTTCACAACCCTTGTTAATCCTTTTAAAATGGATACTAGACCTATGGTCACAGATGAAGGTGTAATAGATACTCTATCATTATCTTCTTGGTTGCATCCATATTCAGAGGACACTAGCATTAGAATTATGAAATCATCTATTGTCACAATTGTTCCAGCATCACCAGGTCTAAAAACATTCTACAAAAAACAATATGAAGTCTTTAAGAAAAATAGAGAAAAGACTCCTAAAGAATGGAAAGTAAAAGAAAGAAGAAGACCAACACCAATTCAAACTGCTCCCGACCCATTTGATGACTACATGGACGAAATGGAAGCTGAGGCTGAAGAGTGGAACAAAATAAAAAAACGAATCTATAATTAACCCTTGACAAAATCATCATCTATTGATATAAAAAGAAATGGCAAAAACAAAAAGTCAAAAAGAACATTATGTTGACAATAAGAAGTTGTTTGAGGCAATGAAATCATTCAAAGAACTTTGTAAAGAAGCTGAAGAGTGTGGTGATGAAAGACCNCCTGTTCCACATTANATNGGTGAATGTTTTTTAAAAATAGCAAATGGTCTATCATATAAACCAAACTTTGTAAACTACACTTANAAAGATGAAATGGTATCAGATGGTATTGAAAACTGTTTACAATATCTGTATAACTTTAACCCTGAGAAATCTAATAATCCCTTTGCTTATTTCACACAAATAATTTACTATGCGTTTATTAGAAGAATACAAAAAGAAAAGAAACAAACTCATATCAAACACAAAATGATTGAAAAGGAAGAGTATAGAACATATGAAACACTTCCTGGTGATACAAACTCTTATAACATACAAGGATTTGACCCCATGGTAATGCTACCAGATACACCTGTTTACAAAACAAAAGAAAAACATAAAGAAGATTATCCTCAAGGTTTAGAAGAGTTTATGAAAGATAAAGAATGAAAGTAGCGATTATAACTGATACACACTTTGGCGCTAGAAATGATAATGAAAATTTTAATGATTATTTCTATCAGTTTTATGAAGGTGTATTTTTTCCTTATCTACAACAGAATAATATTACAACGGTTTTACATTTGGGTGACCTTATGGATAGACGTAAGTATGTTTCATTTAAAACAGCAAAAGATTTTAGAGAAAGATTTATATTACCTTTAAAACATTTGAAAGTTGACTTTCATTGTCTAGTTGGTAATCATGACATATACTACAAAAATACAAACGATGTAAATTCATTAAAAGAACTTATAGGACAAACAAGTAATAAGTTTCATTTATATGAAGATGCAACAGATGTTAATATAGGTGGATTAGATATTTTATTCTTGCCATGGATTAATCCACAAAATTATGTTTACTCTATGGGTATGATCGATGAAACTAAAGCAAAGATATGTATGGGTCATTTAGAAATCAAAGGTTTCCAAATGCACAAAGGACAAGTTAGTGATACAGGTTATGAAAAAGAAATCTTTAGAAAGTTTGATACGGTATTCTCTGGTCACTTCCACCATAAGTCAGATGACGGACAGATTTATTATCTAGGTAATCCATATGAGATTTATTGGAATGATTGGAAAGATAAAAAAGGTTTTCATATTTTTGATACAGAAACATTAGAATTAGAAAGAATTGTAAATCCATATACAATACATGAAAAAATTTACTATGATGATACGCAAGAAGATTATGATAATCATGATGTAAAAAAATATGCTAAGAAGTATGTAAAAGTAATTGTAGTAAATAAAAAAGATTTATATAAGTTTGATATGTTTATGGATAGATTATTAAAGGCAGATGCACATGAAGTTAAAATTGTAGAAGACTTTTCAGATGCAAGTGCTGACAATGTATCAGATGATATTGTCAAACATGCTGAAGATACAACACAACTACTAGACAAATACATCGATGAGTTAGACATTGATTTGAATAAAGATAGATTAAAATCTATTATGCGAGGATTATATAATGAAGCTCAAGACTTGGAACTCTAAGTATAGGGTAATTTATGCAGACCCACCGTGGCATTTTAAATCGTATAGTCCAAAAGGCGATGGGCGTAATGCTACAAACCATTATGATTGCATGTCTATTAATGACATTTGTAATCTTCCTGTTAGTGATCTTGCTGACAACGATTGTGTCTT